GTGGATTTAGTGTTTAAGTGGGTAGCCAATAATGGTCCTGAATGGACGGTCTCAAGACTAAAGAGTCTTAAGGTCGACTTCATTCGCCGCAAGGCAGGCCTTGAGACACAACTTAGTTGGGTTCGGATGAACCGGTTAGGGAATGTCTATGGGGTTGTGGGCTCAATCATGAAATGGTCGCTTGACTGTAAAAATCCAAGAGAAACTCGTAAGAGATTCAATAGGGTTTTGCAGGCTCTCAACATTGCAACATTGTTTACTTCGAACACTGTGCTGGATGCACAGCTTAAGAAGTTTCTCGATGGTGTGAATTGTGATGCTCCCATGGGTTTATCCCATGAGTTTATCTCAGCATTTAATGATTGTACGAAGAGGGTAATTCCTCTTCAGGACGTGCAACGTGGTGGTAACTCTCTTCTTGAATACGTCGGTTCCACTGAGAAGTGGGCCCCGCGCTTTCATTCTGACCGTCGGGTTAGACAGTCCGATGATGTACTCTCAGAAATGGGATACTCCTCGGGTCAAGAGAACTATCTTTTTGCCTGGAAACACTTCGAGCTTTATGCTCCTGTGGTAAAAGGTATTGATGGTCCCCTCGTTAAGACTGATGTAAAACCTGATAACCATCTGTATGGAGGTGAAGTTCACTTCCTTCAGGAGCCGGGTTTGAAGCTGCGAGCAATCGCATCTCCTTACCGTATCCATCAGCTGGCACTCAAGCCCCTTCAACAAGCTTTATCGCGTGTTGTTCAAGGACTTGCGTGGGATTGTACATATGATCAGTCCCGAGCTATACCGTGGATTCAAGAAGCCTTACAGGCTTCCAAGGTGGTACATTCCATTGACTTAACTGGTGCAACTGATTATTTCCCTCTCGGGTTACAATTAGAAGTACTTCGATCAGTCTTTGGCGATATTCCTGACATCAAATTGTTCGAAGAAATCTCCCGGCTCAGGTTTAAATCTGAGGTTGGAGATATTCAGTGGAAACGTGGTCAACCCTTGGGCTTGCGCCCAAGTTTTGCTGCGTTTACTCTTACTCATGGACTCCTACTCTTCTTCCTTTCGAAGAAGAAGGGCTATAGTCATGATTTCTTCGTTGTCGGTGATGACGTCGTAATACTGAATGATCAGCTATACAAAGATTATATCGATGTATTGGACATTATGAAGTGTCCCTGGTCTCCTCAGAAAAGCTTATCTTCAAACGCCCTTGCGGAGTTTGCTGGTAAGATTATTACGAAAGATGCCGTTTTGCCTTCTTACAAGTGGCGGAAGATGTCTAATGACAACTTCCTTGACATTTGTAGGAATCTTGGCCCACGATCTGGTGTGCTT